GGAGATATGAGGTTATTGAACAGTGATTGCCCGGTGCTGGAATTATATCACCGGGCCTGGCTTTACTGGGCGGGAGAAGCGGCCCCGGTTAAGACTGGTGAGGAAGAACTGTTCTGGGAACTGCTGATTCCGCTTCCAGTCTTCGTTGGTCGCCGGATAACTGAGTAGTAGGATTAGGTACGGCTTTATATCGTGATGTCGCCGCCACATTGCCAATCATCATGACGTTGTTTTCTCCGCTGGCGAAATGGCTGCTTCGCGTTTCAAGCGCCGTCAGCGCGTTTCTCAGTTCTGCAATCGCCTCGGTTGGGCAACTGGCATCCACGCTTAGCGTGTAAGTTTTATTCTGCTCTCCGGTTCTGATCCCAAAGAGGAACCCTTTTTTAAGACCGGTCTGTTTCGGTTCAGTCATCGTGCTTGCCTCCCCTGTGTTTTGTGTGCCACCATTCTGGCCGCTTCCCTCTGCGAACACTTATAACGCGCTTTAAAATCCGTATCCCGCCACATTTGTGATGCTGTCTCCCACACAACAAGGAGACACCCATGAAAAACCTGAAAAAATTCATTCCCCCTGTTAAAAAGCCACGTCTCAGCGGCTGGCTGCTGACCTCAGTGCTGCTGCTCGGCACCATCGGTCTTGTATCGCCCCAGCAGCTGCCGGTGGTTGTCTACAAGCTGTCACTCATCACGCTGGCGGCAGTATTGGGCTACTGGCTTGACCGTTCGCTGTTCCCCAAAGCCCGCCCCGGCCAGTACCTGAAGCATGATGACAGGCTGATGGCTGATGGTCGCTTCCCCGTCCAGACTGGCCTTCACCTGGTCTTTTCCGCTGCGCTGATCCGCCGTGCGCTGATTGTTGCCGCAGTCTGTCTGGCCGTAGCGACGGGGCTGTAATCATGAACTGGCCTCAAATCACCCTCATCATCCTGCTTGCCTTTGGTCTGGGCGTAACCGCCATCAAGCATGGCGAGCCACGCAACGATAAATACAGCTTCTGGTGGCAGCTCGCTGGCAACCTGGTTATTGCCTGGCTGCTCTGGTGTGGCGGCTTCTTCAGTCAGGCCCGCGCAGCCCAGCCACCGCAGGCCGCGCTGCAGTATCGCGACGATGTGATCCGTAATGCCCGGCTTGAATGGGGAATGGCTGCGCCGGTGGCCGACTTCGCCGCGCAGCTGCATCAGGAGAGCGGCTGGCGACCTGATGCGGTCTCGCCGGTTGGCGCTCAGGGGCTGGCCCAGTTTATGCCCGCCACCGCCGACTGGATAAGCCAGCTGATGCCGGGGCTTAACAGCCGTGAGCCGTTTAATCCGGCATGGGCCATCCGGGCGCTGGTCAGTTATGACCGCTGGCTGTGGCAGCGCGTCAGCGCCGCCAACGGCTGCGAGCGTATGGCCATGACGCTGTCGGGCTATAACGGCGGTCTGGGCTGGGTACAGCGGGACAAGAGGCTGGCCTCGCAGCAGGGGCTGGACAGCACCCGCTGGTTTGGTCATGTCGCCACGGTGAATGCCGGACGCAGCACTGCCAACTGGCGGGAGAACCGTCATTATCCGCAGCGCATCCTGCACGAACTGGCCCCCCGTTATCTGACATGGGGGGGCGGCAGCTGTGTGGACTAACCTGCTAAAAAATCTGCCGTGGCGCAGTATGCTGCTGGCAGTGCTCATAAATGCTTTTCTGATTGGACTTTATTACCTGGGCTACAAAAGCGGGCATGAAAACGCCACGCGCGACGGCGATAAGGCGATCAGTGAGTTGCAGTCAGCATTCGACACATACAAAACGGAGCAGGCAACGCTTGAGAACGCTGCGTTGCGAGCATGGGCAAAACGGTATCAGGAGCAGGTAGCCGCCGGGCAGCAGGCTGAAGCCAGTTACCTTGAGCAGATTGCTCAACTGGAGAGCCAGAACAAACAACTACAGGGGCAAATTAACGATGTCACACAGCGCTGGATTGATGAAAAAGGTAAGAGCCATCCCATTGAGTGCGTGTTTACTCGCGGTTTCGTGCGCCAGTACAACGCCGCGCTCGGATATGACAACGCATCCGTCGACACCGGTCATTCAGACGCAACTGCCGCCGCTAGCACCGGCACTGGCGCAGCGTCCGGGCAATCTGAAGCCGCTGACGCCTGGCTACGCGACTCAGGCGTCTCCCAGCGTGATGTCCTCGCCAACATCATCGACAACGCGAAGCAGTGCCGCATCTGGCGCAGTCAGATAAACCGGCTGCTGGACGAACGGGAAGGATTACAGAAATGACGTTGCAGGTTGAATTCTGGACGGTGGTGGGCTTTCTCATCACCTTCATGAGCTTTGTCGGCGGTATGGCCAAGTGGCTGTTCAGTAAAGCGGAGGAGCGTCAGGCGGCGCGGTTCGCCTCTCTTGAGCAGTCGCTGCAACAGTCCGCCTCCAACTGGGGCGAGCTGGAAAAAGAATTTATGCGGTTTAAGGCGGATTTACCGCTGAACTACGTCCGCCGCGAGGATTACATCCGTGGCCAGACGGTCATCGAGGCCAAGCTGGACGCACTCTACAACAAACTGGAAGTGGTACAGCAGTACCGTCATACAGGAGGTCACCATGGTTGATATCGCCCGCGTGCGCCGGGAATCCCTGCGCTGGAGTCTGCTGGTTGCTCTGAACAAAACCCGCCCGTATACCGCCAGCGAGACGCTGCTGCTGGACGTGTCCCGCGCCATCTACCCGGACACCACGCCGCTGGAGCTGCGCCGTGAGCTGGATTATCTGTCAGACCGCAAGATGGTTGATCTGGAGAAGAAGCCTTCCGGCGACTGGTTTGCCGACCTGACCCGACTCGGCGTCGACCTGGTGGAATACACCGTGGAATGCGGCCCCGGTATCGCCCGCCCGGAAAAGTACTGGAGTGAATGATGGCCAGACGCAGCACGATAGAAAAGCTGCCGGAAGACGTGCGTCGCTGGCTTGAGCGGGCGCTGACTGAATCCGGCTTCAGCGGGTATAACGAGCTGGAGTCCCTGCTGCGTGAGCAGGGTTATGTCATCAGCAAATCGGCTATCCATCGCTATGGCCAGAAGATTGAGCGCCGCTATGGCGCTATCCGTGCAGCCACTGAAGCGGCCCGGATGCTGACCGAAGGTGCGGCTGACGATCAGGATGCACGTTCGGAGGCGGTGATCGCCCTGATTCAGACCGAGTTGTTCGAGAGCATCGTCCAGCTGCAGGAAGCGGAAGAAGGCGAGGTCGACCCTAAAGAGCGCGTGGCGCTGCTGTCGAAGGTTGCGAAGAACGTGGCCACGCTGTCCCGCGCTTCCGTCAACCTCAAGAAGTTCCAGTCTGAAGTCCGGGCCAGAGCGCAGCAGGCGGCCAGCAACGCCGAGAAAATTGCCCGTAAGGGTGGACTGTCAACCGATGCGGTACAGGCGCTGCGTCGTGAAATTCTGGGGATTGCCTCATGAGCCAGCTTGCTCCCGTTTTGCCTGACACCTCGGCGCTGGATATCCCCGCCGTTCTGATGCCCTACCAGCAGCGCTGGGTGGCTGACACGTCTCCGCTCAAGGTGATTGAGAAGAGCCGCCGAACCGGTATCACCTGGGCTGAGGCGTCCGATGACGTGCTGACCGCAGCCTCTTCAGCCCCTGCGGGTGGGATGAACGTATATTACATCGCCTATAACCAGGACATGACCGTCGAATATATCCAGGCGTGTGCGATGTGGGCGCGGGCATTCAACTATGCCGCCAGTGAAATCGAAGAGGGTTTCTGGGAAGAGGACGAAGACGACAAGCATATCAAGACCTACACCATCAAATTCCCTGACTCCGGTTTCCGCGTTGTCGCGCTCTCAAGTCGCCCGTCTAACCTGCGTGGCCGTCAGGGCATTATCGTTATCGACGAAGCGGCGTTCCATGAGCAACTGGACGAACTGCTGAAGGCGGCGCTGGCGATGCTTATCTGGGGCGGTAAAGTGCGCGTTATCTCCACCCATGACGGTGATGATAACCCGTTCAATACGCTTATCGGTGATATCCGGGCCGGGCGTCAGGGGGGCAGCGTACATCGCATTACTTTCCAGGAGGCCGTGTCGGAGGGACTGTTCCACCGCGTCTGCCTGCGTACCGGGAAAGAATGGTCGAAATCGTCCGAGCAGGCGTGGATGGCATCGGTATACAAATTCTACGGTGCCGGTGCATCGGAGGAGCTTGACTGTGTTCCGGCCAACGGTGGCGGAGCCTGGCTGTCCCGCGCCCTGATTGAGTCCCGTATGTCGGCTGGCACGCCGGTGTTGCGCCTGACCTGCCCGGAGGGTTACGAGCTGAAGCCCGATGATGTCCGCTGGAGCGAGACGCAGGAGTGGCTTGATACGCATCTGAAGCCGTTGCTGGAGGCGCTCCCCGCTGACGCACGTTCTTTCCTGGGTCGCGACTTTGGCCGCAGCGGTGACCTGTCGGTGGACTATCCCCTGCTGCAGGAGAAGAACCTGGTTCGCCGCGTGCCGTTTGTGATGGAACTGCGCAACGTGCCGTTCAAACAGCAGGAGCAAATCGCCTGGTATCTGATGGACGGCCTGCCAAACCTGATGGGCGCGGCGCTCGATGCCCGTGGTAACGGCTCTTACCTCGCCGAATACGCCATGCAGCGCTACGGCTCCAGCCGGGTTAAGCAGGTGATGCCAACCGAAGGCTGGTACCGGGAGCATATGCCGCCGGTCAAGGCTGCGCTGGAAGATGGCAATCTGGTTGATTTGCCGAAGGATGAGGACACGCTGGACGACCTGCGGGCCGTTCAGGTGGTAAACGGCGTTCCCCGCGTGCCGGAACAGCGCTCAAAAGCGAAGACGGATAATGGCAAACGCCACGGGGATTCAGCCATCGCGCTGGCGCTGGCGTACTTCGCCAGTCGTGAGATTAACAAAGGGCCGGTGAAGGCAAGCTCACGCCGTCGTCGTCAGGCGGCCCGTATGCTGGAGGATTACTGATGGCCCGTGGACTCTGGGTTTCGCCCAGTGAGTTCGTCAAATTTGCCGAACCCACTAAAACGCTGACGGAGCAGATCGCCTCGCGCAGCCGCTCCATCGACTTCTTCGGGCTGGGAATGTACCTGCCTAACCCTGACCCCATTTTGAAATCTCAGGGCCGGGATATCCGCATCTATCGCGAGCTGCGTACCGACCCGCTGGTCGGCGGCTGCATCCGCAGGCGTAAGGCGGCGGTTAAGTCGCTGGAGCGTGGTCTTGAGCGCGGTCATGCCCCGGCGCGGGTATTCAGCTTCATCCGGGATATGCTTGACGATCTGGATCTGTCCCGCATCATCGGCGAGATGACCGACGCCGTTCTCTACGGGTATCAGCCCTGTGAGATCATGTGGGGACGCTCTGTTAAATCCTGGGCCATTGCCGATATCGTGGGTAAACCCCCTGAGTGGTTCCAGTTCGATAACGACAACCTGCTGCGCTTTCGTGCTAAAGACGCCGGACTGGAAGGCGAGTCGGTACCGCTGAACAAGTTCGTGGTACCGCGTCAGGACGCGACCTACGATAACCCGTATGGCTTCCCTGACCTGTCGATGTGCTTCTGGCCCGTGACTTTTAAAAAAGGCGGCATGAAGTTCTGGGTACGCTTTGCCGAGAAGTACGGCTCACCGTGGGTTATCGGCAAGCATCCGCGTGGTACGGCACAGGGCGAGATTGACCTGCTGCTGGACTCCATGGAGGCAATGGTGGAAGACGCGGTGGCCGCTATCCCTGACGATTCGTCCATTGAAATTAAGGAGGCCGCAGGCAAGGCCGACAGCAGCGATATTTATCAGAACCTGATAACGCTTGCCCGCAGTGAAATCTCCATCGCCCTGCTGGGGCAGAACCAGACCACCTGTTAGCGCCAGTGATATAAGACGGTAATTCACCATTAGTATTGTCCGCTCCACCCAACATGTTGTTTCCTTGAGGTTCTCACACCAGAAAGGACATCAACATGCTGAGCAGAGAGGACTTTTAT